TCGAGCAACTGTGATGCGGTGGGTGGTTGCGGCGGATCGCCACAGCCATCGCATCCGTGAATGCAGAACAGCACAAATGCGCATGTGACAGAAACGGCTATGATCCGTTTCTTTGCAAGATCGTTCATTTCGATTCCTCCTTCAAAACTGATTCAGGAACCAGATGCCACCAAGTTCCCGCGCTGAATTCACTCTCGACAAACGTGGTCAAGGCCGCGCCGCGTAGGCCATTCTTTCGCCCCTCTTTGGCGACGAAATACCGCAACAGTGAGCCCTCTTCGCGCAACTCAGGATGCAGTTCAAAGGCAGCATGAGCCGCATCCATGGCCCAAAGTTTCGCGTGATTGCGCTGGGCACTGTTGAGGAACTTACGGGTTAGGTGGTCAATCGTCCGCAGAGAAGCTTTATCAAGCCTCTCATTCGCAGGCAAAGATTCTCTGTTTAGTATTCTTGGCATAAACCTCTCCCTAGTGGGTTACCCGGTTCTTCCGGCCAACGGTCTCAACTGTTCAAACAAGAGAAGTATCTGAAACATCTCGAAACCTGGCCCCACATTGGTTTGGCCGTGATCGAATGAGCCAGATTCAGGACTCATCAATCTCTCTGAGCGTCATCCTCAGAGAAAGTCTTGAGACCCTCTTGTTTTGCATGTCTTGGCGGAATGAATCGGTCTCATCCTGTATGCGGCGCCAACTCTCGGGATGAAGTCACCATGCGAGAGCGCAGCCGAGGCGCAAGAACGCGATGAAGATGAGCGAGCCGAATTTTTCGGGGTCATTTTCATAAGCCTGCTATTCCCTCGACGATTGAATAATTGCACACTCTTCTCGCATTTGTCAAAAAATATGTGGTAGAATTTATTCAAGCGGTCGGAGGAGTTGCGAACCTCTTACCACTCATCAGCCTCTTTCCTCGACAGTCAGACCTGATCCGACCGCGAAAATCATACAGAGCCCCGAGCCAACCAGCCGGGGCTTTTCTGTTGGGCATCAGGACCCGAAGCGCTTACAATGTCCACGAGGTGACCACCATGGACTTCCCATTCTCCACGGGAGATTATCAAGGCTCAGACGTTGCAGACGGTTTCAGTCCTGCGAACGTTGATAAACTCTCGGAATCGCTGAACGCGCTGCTGGCCGACTGTTTTGCTTTGTACCTGAAAACGAAGAACTTCCACTGGCACATGACCGGGCCGCACTTCCGCGACTGGCACCTGATGCTGGACGAGCAGGCCACGCAGATCTACGGCATCACGGACGACATTGCGGAGCGGGTGCGGAAGATCGGCGGGACCACGATCAAGTCGATTGGCCAGATTGCCCGATTGCAGCGGATTCAGGACTCAGACGAGCCCGGCCCGGCGCCAGAGGACATGCTCAAGGAGCTTCTGGCCGACAACAGGACTCTTATCACCCAACTGCGGAGCGCCCATACGGTCTGTGCCCTGGCGGACGACTACGCCTCAACCGCGATGATTGAGGTGTGGATCGACGAAGCGGAGCGGCGCGCGTGGTTCCTGTTTGAAGCGAGTCGCTGATGCTTTATAATCCACTCATGGTGGTAAATCCAATGGCCGACAGGACCCAAAAGACACTCCCCAAGACCTGAGTACAGCTCGTGGTGAACTTGGCAGTGTGTGAAGGGGAGCGTATCACCACGTTCTCCTCGCGTGTCCTGATCCTGCCGGCGAAGCGGGCGGCGTAGCCGCCGGAGGACGCAATGAACCTGATCGAAGGCATTCAGCAAAAGTGCAATTTCATCCGCGAGAAGATCATTCCCGTTTATGACGAGATCGGCCCGGCTGGCGTGTTTGGGAAGATGGGACTCCAAGCGGACATCAAGAAGGGCGAGCAGTCCATCGCTGGCGGCGACACTATCGAGATGCTGCGCGTCTACAAGGAACTCGAAAGCACCTGCGAAACAGCACTGTAGAAGGTTTAATAAACTCATGGCAAACCTCGTAAAAGGCCCTCCACCTCGTTCAAAACGCTCCCCTAAAACGCGCGCGAAGTTCCTTGAGGCTTTGAAGGCTACAGGGAACATCAGTAAATCGTGCAAGTTGAGCCGTCTACCGAAGACATGCGCCTACGAGTGGCGCCGGCAGGATGAGGAGTTCCGGCAAGCGTGGGATGAAGCCCAAGTGGAGGGAGAGGCGGTGCTTGAGGACGAGGCGAAGCGCAGGGCCTATGAGGGCGTGAAGAAGCCGGTATACCAGGGCGGGAAGCGCGTGGGATATGTGCAGGAGTACAGCGACACGCTTCTGATCTTCCTGCTCAAAGGCACAAACAAAGCTAAGTTCGGTGACCGCACCACGCTGGCCGGCGACAAAGACAATCCAGTGCAGGTGAGCGTACTCGATAGTATCCTCAAGGGAGAATGAAGCCGCTCACTGTAGTACAGAAGGCCAAAATCCGTAGTACACTCACAGACCCGATCAAGTTTGTACTACACTGGCTCGGCTCTGACCTGTGGAGCGTACAGAAGGCCATCTGTAAGGCGCTGCTCAAGCCCCAAGCCAAGGTGAACGTCAAGGCGTGCCACTCTTCGGGCAAGACGTTCCTCGCAGCACAGATAACCCTCTGGTGGCTGGCCCGGTACGAGAACGCTATTGTGGTGACCACGGCGCCCACGAAAAAGCAGGTCGAGGTCCTGATGTGGGGTGAAATCCACAAAGCCCTCGTCAAGAGCAAGTATCCCTTCCCGTCTGCAAACCTAACCAAACTTGAGTTTGATAAGACCAAATACCCGATGCGGTACGCGCTCGGTTTCACGACGACCGTCCAGCAGCAGGATGAGGGCGTCAAGTTCCAAGGCTTCCACGCTGACCACGTGCTGATCATCATCGACGAAGCCCCTGGCGTTGACCCGAAGATCATCGAAGCGATCGAGGGCATCCGTGCCGGCGGCGATGTGCGCATCCTGAAGCTGGGCAACCCCACCATCTCGTCTGGCGCCTTCTACGATGAGTTCCACAGCAAGCGCGCCAGCATCCAACCGTTCACAATCAGCGCATTCGACACGCCCAACTTCAAAGGCATCAAGCTTTCGTATGAGGCTCAGGACTCAGAAGGCGCGCCGATCACCGTAACGCTCGGTGATCCCAATGGTCGCGACCTGATGGACCTGACCGAGGAAGAGCTTGACCAGAACGTGATGCCTTGGCTGACCACCAGGCGGTGGGTCAAGGAACGGTTTGAGGAGTGGGGGCCGGGAGACTTCCGCTGGGATTCACGCGTGATGGGAGACTTCCCCTCTCAGAGTCCTGATGCCCTGCTGTCTTTGGCGTGGCTGGAGCGCGCACAACGGGACACACGGACGTATGAGGGCAAAGTAGACATCGGCATCGACGTGGCGGGTCCTGGCGAGGATGAGACGGTCATGGTGGCACGGTGCGGATTCCAGATACTCGAGATCGCCGGCTGGGGCAATCCAGATCCCCGCGGTGAACTGGTGAGCGCACTTCGGAAGTATGGAGACCGAATCGGGACCCTGAACGTTGATTCGGCCGGCATCGGCTACTACCTTCACAAGCACCTGCAAGACCTTGGATTCCCATCGAACGCCGTCAACGTGGGAGAGTCGCCGGCCGACAAAGAGCAGTTCGTGAACCTCAAGGCTGAACTGTACTGGGGCCTGCGGATGCGCGCGAAGTCCGGAGACCTATCAGGACTCGACGACGAGACGACCATTTCCCAGCTTGCCAGCATCCGGTGGAAGCCGAACAGCCGGGGGCAAACAGAGATCGAGTCCAAGGAAGCGATGCGGAAGAGGGGCGTCAAGAGCCCGGACCGCGCCGAGGCGATCATGCTGGCGTTTGCCAAGGTGGCAAAGAACGGCGCCGGGCTGCTGGAGTACTACCAGGGCATAACGGCGGTGCAAACGGGTGGAGATCAGGACCCTAACCCCAAGACACCCGGCTTTAGACCTGCACCTACCGTGACCACACCCGTCAAAGCGCCTGCCCTGACCGCCTACAACCGCGCTATGGCTGCCCTTGCGCCCCAAGACCTCTGTGATCACTGCGGCAAGCCTCTTGGCGATACCGTGGTTGAAGAGGGCATACGCCGGATGCACCCTGACTGTGCAAGGCCGTCTTGGGCGTCCTGAAGGTGTAGTACGGAATTTTCTTGTAGTACACCAAAACTTGTAGTACAGTCTTCGGTGTGTACTACAGGAGGAACCGAATGCTAACCAGGACACAGATGGAAACAGCCCGCGAGTTGATCTATCGCGGGAACCCCTTGAACCACATCGAAGAACTCGCACGGGCGCTTCAGTACGCTTCCACGGAACCAAGAGCGCCGCTGAGCGATAAGGAATGCAATGAACTAAACGTGTCCATCTATGGTGGAGTATCAGCGGAAGCGATAGCCGTAATCAACCGCATCCTCGCCAAGCGCAACACCGCGCAGCCATCGCCGAAAGAACAGCAGTGCGACGGCTCGTGCGACAACGACTGGTGTACTGCCGCGCCTGCTCCTACCCCTATCACATCCGCCGCACAGGATGATTGGAACGATCAGCACGGCCACAGGACAGAGATACTGCCGCTGATCGGTGGGGAGCCGGTGAAGAAAGATAAGGCTGCTCCAGTGGATAGCGATCTAGCTAAGAAAGCGCACAGTGCGTTCATGAGCGCTTCCGATAAGCCCTGGGATGCCGTGGTCCGTGTGATCCAGAAGGACCGTGATACGCGGTGGATGGAATCCATTGCAACCGAAGCAGAAGAACACGGCGTGCTGACTGGAGTGGTAGGCGAGTTTATTGCTGGAGCCCATGAACGCATCGAGGCCCCGCCCACACTCCAGGAGCGCACGCTGGACAAACTTCGGGACCACTCGCCCCAGGCGCACGAGCGGGCCAAGGTGATTGCCGGGACGCTTTGGCAGAGGACGACGGGACGATTGACTACCGACGCGAGCACGTGAACCTGCTGGCGGCTGAAATGAGGAAACGTAAATGAGCGTACATATCAACATCCGCATACCGGACGAACTGGCGGCAAGGATCGATGAACTGGCCAAAGCGGAATCAATGAGCCAGACGGCGGTGATCGTGAACGGGCTTTGGGCTGCTCTGTCCCTTTTGGGTATCAAAGCTGATCTAGTGAACCCTGAAGAGGTTGAATCTATTCAGCAAGCAATAGAGGATCCAGGAAAGGTGAAACTATTGTATCCCGTAAAGACTCCTATCAAGCGCAGTACCGCCCTTGTCAGGACACCCAAAAAGGTCTTCGGCCCCAGCCGTCTCGAAGCGATTCTCCCTGATTTGGCGATTGCCGCTGGAGTTTGGGATGGAGCGCCGCGTCCAGCCCACGCACCGGGCTGCAAGTGCCTGATGTGCCAAGGAAAGTGAGGAGCGATGAACCACCATCACCTACCACAAGGAACCGCAAACGACCCGTTTCGACTTGATAACATTCCTCAAGCCGTTCGCACTGCCCAGCAGTTCGACCGTAAAATCTGGTGCAGAATCGTCGGCGAAGATAGCCACTTGTTTGAAGTCTTTCCCGGTGGACGTAATATCGCTTGGCCGAGGGAGATGATTGAGCGGCGCCGAAGGCTTCAAGAACCACTTCCCGAGGGATACCGCTGTCGGCACGATTGGGCTACCCATCAGGACTCTGATCCAACGGCGGCCGGAGTGATTATCGAAGAATGGCGTCAATGCACGAAGTGTGGTCAGATTCGGGAACCCGCATTGATACACTAGACCACGGGAGCACACACCATGGCCTTGTGGGATGAACCGACAGAGATCAACGACGATACAGTGTTTGGGAAACGACTGAACGACAAGGCATTGCAGAAGATGCCGGACGCTACGGGCGGTTCGATGACGCTCCTGAATCCGAGATATGGACTCTTGAGCGCAAGGAATCGCGGTGGCGTCCGGCCTACTCTGCCAAATCGGGACCCTGAAAACGACCGCCCTGGCCCTGATGACCGCCTCCTCCCCTCCGACTTCATCCCCGACGTAGACGAAGAGCGCAACCGCTTCAGCCCTTACCAGCCCGTCCAGCCGTTCGGCCCTCCTTCGATCTTGGATGTACGCGAGTGGGACTACCCCACCGGCTACAACCTCGAGATCGTCAACCGGCACATCATCTTGGGTGAGATGCTGCGGGGCATCGTGCGTGGCTCGGGAATCATCGCCAACGAACTGAGCGCGCGCGTCGACGAACTGGTGAGCCTGCCGTGGAAGTTCGTCCTGAAGAACCCAGCCAAGGGCGTGAAGTCCGAAGACGACCCGCGCATCAAGGAACTCAACGCCTTTTTCAAGATGCCAGACCGGAAGATTCCGTACCCGCAATGGATGGAGATGATCTTCCGCGAGCGGTACACCATCGATGCGGCCACCGTCTACATCTGGAAGAATCGGGCTGGGACGAAGCCCTACGCGCTGGAATGCATTGACGGGAATACTATCGTGCCAAAAGTGGACGACCGCGGTCGCATCCCCGACTGGCCTTCCCTGGCCTACGTCCAGATCGTCAAGGGACTCCCAATGGACAACTTTACTGAGCGGGAGATTGTCTACATGCCGAGGCATCGGTGGGCTCAGTTCCCGATCTTCGGATACTCCGAGGTTGAGCAGATCCTAATGGAGGCAACTCAACAGGTCCGCAAGACGATGTACATGCTCAACTTCTGGAACGAGGGAACCTGTCCTGATGTGATGGTGTGCTGCCCGGAGAACTGGACTGCTGAGCAGATTGCGCTATGGCAAGGAACGTTCGACGCACTGATGAGCGGGAATCTCAAGCTCAAGTCCAAGATGCGGTTCATCCCTGGCGGTGGCAAGCCTTTCGAGATGAAGGGCTCGGCCGGCGACTTGCTCAAGTCCGAGTATGACGAGTGGATGGCTCGCATTGTTTGCCGCGCCTTCAGGACCGACCCGAAGCCCTACATCAAGGAGCCTGAGCCGCGGGCGAACTCCGAGCAGCTTCAGGAGCAGATGCGCGCTCAAGGACTCAACGGAGAGATGCTCTGGTGGTCCAGCCTGATGGAGCGACTGATTTTTCTCGGATGGGGATGGGACGACATTGGCCATGCCTTCGACCAGAACGAGGAAGTGGCGGCAACCGACCAAGCCACCATCGAC